TTACGGGTCCCCATTGGAAAGCGCCAGCAAAACCGCCGGCGGTTGTAGCAACAGATGGAACGACCGACGTTAGGTCCTTCTCTGATACTAGCACACCTGGTGAAAGCTGAAATGCCATCTTTTCTTCTCCTTAATAATGTTATTCTGTCATAACAAATTTTATACCAGTATATTTATAAATATTGAACTTTGACTATTACCAGCTTCGTTCTTTAATGAAATCTGAATAATCTTTTTGATATTTGTCACTTAACCAAATATCTCCATCTATAACCTCTACATCAGGTTCTGTTGACTGTCCGTTGTCAATAAAACCAAATGGAGTTAGCTCATCCTCGATACTTTTCATTTGCGAACTATAGAGTGCTTGTCTATTGTTCGCATTCATTAAATCTTTAAACATTGGGTCATTTGTAGCCCATGCAAAAAGAACCAATGTCATTGTCAGGTCATCATTATAGCCTTCATCGGCCTGAAATACACCGTTATGTTCAATAAATGTTGAAAATTCTGATATAATATCTCTATCAAAAACCAGTAGTTTATTTTCTTCTACCAAAGATTTTAAAGTTGCACATCCTATGCGCTTGACCTGTTTTGTTGTTCTAACACCTAGAATAGAACTTCTTCCAGAACTAGATAAAACCTGCCCGTATCTAGCATCGGACCCGACCCAGATCATATTTTCATACTCTAAGTCGTTGTGAATAATATCAGCAACTTGTTGACCAATATCGTTAATCTCAACTAACACATATGCACTGTTATAATCCTTAGATACCTTGTGAATAACAGTAGGGTATAAGAGGGGACTAATCTTATTGTTTCTATATTTAGCTACAATTTTATAAGGGTATTCTGTAGTATCTATTACTGTAAAGGCAGAATAATCGCCTCCAATACCTCTAGATGTATCAACGGTTGTAAAGTATACATGACCTGGTACAGGGTATTCTAAAATATCTAACCCATCCTTTTCATGTATAAAGGGAATTGGAGACATCCTAGCAATTGTATCAGGTGATATTAAGGTATTAGATGAACCAAGGAATGCACATAACACCTCTTGGTTAAATTTAAGCTCACCTAGAACTGATTTCTGCTCATCTGCCCATTTTTGATCTCTACCAGGAATCTTCCAATAAGGTATTTGTAACGCAACAAAGCCGTTACGGCCTTCTTGTGCATCATTCCAATACTTCCAAAAATGATTATAACCTAGAGGGGTAGAGGTAAGTAACACCTTTGTGGTTTCTCCAGCCATAATAGTTGGATATGTTGATGTAAAGAACTCCTCGGCAACGTTATTGGGAATAATAGCTGCCTCATCAATGTATAACCAGTTAACAGATTTACCTCGAATACCAGATGTAGAAGTGGCAGATGTAAACACCTTCGAACCATTCTCTAATTCAACATCACCTTTGTTCCAGGTCTTAATGCCTTGCTGCATCCACAAGGGTAAGTTCTCGTACATAATTTGGTAACGTGACAATACTTCTCTGGCCGCTGTTGACTTGTTAGCTAAAATAGCAACTGTCTTATTAGAATTAAAAATTGTGTAGTAAAGAATACAGGCAGCCGATGTAATGGTCTTACCCTGTTGTCGTCCTTCCATTAGAATAACTTTTCTGTTATTCATAATGACTTCTACCTTTTCTCTTTGACAGTCGTATAGACTGAAAAGAATTAAGCCTCTATCCAATGAAACAATATAACAATAATTCTCAATAAAGTAAATTGGATCTTCTTTGCACTTCATTAACTCCTTTACCTGCTCGGAGGTAAATTGCATCTCAAAGCCGGCAGGCTTGAGTAGATCATTTCCATTATAAGAATTATTTTCCATTAATCATCTTCATAAGATCAGAAGTAGAACCAGCAAAAACTATATTGTTTTGCTGTTTAATATTTTCCATCTTACCGCTTGCCTTATCAATATCTTTTTTAGTTTTATGAAGACCAATTAACTCCTTTGTAATAGCAGTTTGCGCTGATATCAATTGCCCAGCAACTTCAAATGCTCTAGGATTTTCAGAGTTCTTAGCAATATGAACCAGCTCCGTCATTACATCATCGTTCTTATTAATTAAGCCTCGAAGGGTATTACGAGCCAATTGAAAGTCATCTTCCTGATCTAACTCAGAAGGATTATATGCCACAGTCATACTTGTTGGAATAGGTAAATCAACATCTGTCTCAACATTAAAGACATCGTTAATTCTGTTAAGTGATTTCATTAGAAGTCCTCAAACGTATCTGTAATACCAATAGTATCACCGGGAACAGCTGTACTGGGAGTAATTGTTGCGGTGTATGAGGATTGTTTATTAGATAGTGCGGGGTCTGAGAATGTATTAACGTTTGTAGTTCTAATGATGCCCTGTCTGTTGATAGGACCGTAAAAGTTAAGTTTCATAGTGAAGTTGAGTGTCCAAATAATGGCTCTTCTTTGAGTAAAATCTCCCTCATACTCATCTTCATATGTAATATTATCTAGTATAACAGGCAAGTCATTCCTAATGCCCATTGCCGGGATTGCATTAAGAGTCAAGTTATAATCTGGATTAAAGTAAGGTAGAATCTGTTCGATAATCTGTAACCCATCATCCTGGTTCTTTGTATACACATACAAAGTCATAGCAATATTATAAGGTGTTGGGGCGTACTGAGCATTCAAAGAAGTTGTAGATATACCATTTAATGCCCTATTCTGTTGAACTAAGCTAACTCTTCTATTAGGATCATAAGTTAAACTTATCATCTCAAAACCAAGTCTTGGTAAAAAAGTCTGAAAGCTTTGTTCGAACGACTGGGGTTGAGCAGCAATTCTAGCTAAGAATTTTTGCTTTGGAGAATACGCCAAAGGAACCCGAAGGGTCTGGGTAATATTACCACTAGAATCTAATCTATCTATATGAATGTTATTGAATATATTACCGAAAGCCACGATAGACTTTCGTATTGTTCCGTGATAAAATTTATCAAACATTTATTTCTCCGAATGGGTTTCTCTCAGAGAAGTCTAGTACCGAAATATCACCCCTAAAGTCTTCATTATCTACATTAGGTAATATAGTACCTAAGTTATAAGATTGAAGTATAATGCCAGCTGGGTTATACTCTTCAAGTAATGCTCTATCACCGCTCTCAAGCATTAAGTTAAATTCATTAATATCTAATGAATCACCATCGGCAATACTATCAATCTCAGATATACCAGTATCAAATCTCTCAGAAGAGTACTGCATTAACTCACATTGGAGTTTATAGACATATAACTTACCAACTTGGAAGAAGGGGTCGGTTGACTCTACAAACTTAATTTCAAAGAATGCTTTGGTCAATGGAAAGTAAATTATATCACCTTCAGCCGGTCTAGTAGTTAGTACAGCATCACCGGATCTTGCAATTACCTCATCCCATCTTCTTCTTGATACAATAAAGGTTGCTGTATCTCGAATCTCAACACCAAACTTAGACATCAAGTCTCCGTCACCTTCAAACCCGGTAACGTTCTGCATGTACATTTCTAGAGGGTAAGCCGATGAGTACCTATTAAGTACATCTTCTCCTAAAATAGCATCTTCATTAACTGTAGCTCTAGGAATGTAATAGGTATCCAAACCGTATATCTTCAGGCACTCTATTATAATATCTTCCATGAGTAATTGCTCTGAAGATCTACCTCCAGGTATACCAGATTGAAAATAAAAGTTGGTTGCCATTATTCGGTATATCCACGTGGATTAGTTGTTGCCATTGAGCCATAATCCATAGGTGGGCTGATGAGATTAGATACAAACATTCTCAACCTGTAAAGAAGTCTACAGGTAATTGCCATGTAGATTTAACTTCTTCCTGTAATTGTTTAATTTCTTCTTGCGCTTCGTCAAAGATCTTTTGACCATTTAACGTTACCCCTCCTGGTAATTGTACACCTTCAAACTTTTTAAGATTAACACCCCATTGACGTTTAATTAATGCAGTGGTGTAAGCCAGTAAGAAGTAATCACTATATACGTCTGTATACGTATCAGCATCGAGCATCCTAAATGCTTCGATAATAATGTAATCACCGATAGCTAGATCTCCCCCATCACCCCAAGATAAGTCAATATACAATCTGTTCATATGACGATTAAAGCGTACTGGTTTTTGTCCAGTCATTAAGTCGTTAATCATATTAATATGCATCTTTAACATTGTATAATACTGAATATCGGTATTAGTTAAAGATTGAATGTTATTAAGCATTAATTGATACTTGGCATCAAAGAAGCTAATACTGTTAGATCTACTGGATAATGGTAATGTTCTTACAACACTTAGAATAGAGTCGTTTAAGGTAATGTATTTGTTATCAAAATTACCAAGCGTCATAGATGTTACAACTGCAGATGTACCGGAATTTGCACCTGTTATTGTTTCACCTACAATAAAGGTACCAGATGTATTTTTTGTATATGTTTTGTTAGCAGCAAATGCGGCATGCACAAAAGTTGTTGCACCAGAAGATGCTCCAGTAATCTTTTCTCCAATAGAGAAGTTACCAGCATTAACACCAACGATTTGTAATGTAGATGCAGTAATTTGTTCTTTTAAGTATACTGACTCAACAGCATCATAATGGTATTCTCTGTAGAATTTAAATGCTTCATCTACCCTATCTTCTAACTGATCATCATCCACATTAATTTCAAGTACAGGATGACCCAGCGCTCTAAGGCTGTAATCAATAAGGGTTTGTCTAGAGGTTGGTAAGGACATTATAGTTTCTCGATTTGTTTCTTAAGAATATTTATTTGTTCTTGCTGTTCTTTTATAGCTTCAACAAGAATTCCTATAATATTAGTATACTTAATACCTTTATAACCGTCCTCATCAGTAGTTACAATCTCAGGTATAATTTTTTCAACCTCTTGCGCAATTAAACCAATACCCTTTGTGTCTCCTTCTTTCCAATCAAAGGTTACACCTCTAAGAGCCGATATCGTATCAACCGCGTTTTCAACGGTTTTAATATTTGTCTTTAATCTATTATCAGATGAAGAATTATAATCGGTAGAAGTTAGCAACCCTGTAGAAGGATTGAAGAATAACTTGGTTGTTGATACATTGGCTGTACTTATAGAGCCAGAAGAAGATGCTGTAAGAGTTAAATATCTTGTAGCATTAGTAGTAGTATCATCTGTAATGGTTGTACCTGAAGTTACTGATACATTTGATGCACTCGTTACCCTTCCGTAGGTATCTACTGTAATAATCGGTATAGATGTACTACCGCCATAAGTTGTAGCCGATACGCCTGAAGATAATAAACTAACAGTAGCCGTTCCTGCAGCTGTCGTAACCGATACAGGTGCAGCATTAGATACAGCTACGATTTTTGCATCAGTATATGTTGTCGCAATACTTGTACCATTCCATGTACCTGATACAACAGTACCAAGAGTAGAATTAGTTGTAACTCTTAAATTACCCGAATTTACGTTACCTGTAACTGTCAAAGAACCCAATGTACCAACACTGGTTAAACTTGACGTAACAACAGAAGGATTTAATGTTGTACCTGTAATATTAGCTGCTGTAAAATCAGCTATGTTTGCTTTTAAAGCAACATCAGATGTTGTAGCGTAAGATGTAAGTTGAGAATTGGTGGCGTAACCAGATAGAGAATTACTGGTTATGAACCCTAACTGGGAAACGTTAGCGTAAACTCTTGCATTAGAATAATATAAATTTGTACCTTCTGGGACAACAGAGGTATTTAAAGTACCATAGGACAACGCCCAAGCATTACCATTATATGTCCAAGTCTTATTATTGAACGTATAGGTGGTGTTAGTACTTGGAGCCGAAGGAAAATTAAGAGCCATAATCTTTCAAAAAAAAATCAGGGAGGAAGTCGCCCTCCCCCTGATTATATTTATCACCT